GTTACTCTAACTGCGGCTACAGGCGCTCAGTTCGTATTCCCAATCATGCCAGAATTTCCTACCGCAGGAGGCGCTGGAACAGATGCTCAGACAGTAGACTTCACCTTTAAAGTATCAAAGGGTGCAGTAGCAGACACCTTCAGCTAAAAACTAGAAACGGGAGCAAACAATGCAACAGAACATAACAATTAAATATATTGACGGATCAGAAACCACTTACCAGGTGCGTCCGCCAGATTACGCCAAATGGGAACTAACCACTAAAAAGGTTATTGCTCAGTTCGGCGGAATGTGGGACATCCTTTACGTCGCGCATAGCGCTATGAAGAGAGATGCCGGGGGCAAGCCAGTAAAGCCGCTAGATGTCTGGATGGAATCGATCGCTGATGTCGAAGTCGGTGATGAGAGCCCAAAAGTCATCCAAGAGGAAGCGTAAGCCGACTCTTAGTAGAACTGGCCATAGCGACTCAAATCCCTATGGATTATTGGCGAACAGGTGAGGATATCTTGACCGCTATCGAAGTACTAGAGGAGCGTAATCGTGGCAAGTGAGCAAGTAGCACTAGACCAGACTGAACTACGCCAAGTATTCAAGGCGCTCAAAGGTATGACGGATGAAGCAAAGGATGAAGCGAAACGCCAGTCGGGAGCGCTGGCGGAATTCGCTCGATCAGAGATTATCCAGACGGCTAACTCTCGGCCAAGCCGAGCAGTAGCAGGACGGATCGCTAGCGGAGCCCGTGTCAAGAAGTCGTCTAAGATCGGTGAGATTACTTATGGGTTCGCATCTCAGAAGTTTTCAGGTGGGGCAACCACTAAGGATATCTGGGGCGGTTCCGAGTTCGGTTCCAACAAGTTTAAGCAGTTCCCAGTCTGGTCAGGCCGTGAAGGTCGAGGCTCTAAGGGCTGGTTTATCTATCCAACGTTACGCAGGATTCAACCTGAGATAGTCGCTAAGTGGACTGCCTCATTCGATAAGATTCTAAAGGAGTGGACATAATGGCCTCAACATCCAGAGCCTTAACACTCAAACTCCTTGCAGACGTTGATAACTTTACAAAGAATCTTAATAAGGCCGATGGTGAAGTTACTACCTTTGGCAGCAAAGTATCTGATTTCGGTAAGAAGGCTGGTCTAGCATTTGCAGCCGCTGGAGCCGCAGCCGTTGCTTATGCCGGTAAGTTAGCCATCGATGGCGTCCAGTCAGCAATCGCAGACGCAGCCGCGCAAGAAAAGTTAGCATTAACATTACAGAACGTTACGGGTGCAACAGAAGCTCAAATCGCCGCTACTGAAGATTACATAACGAAGACATCTCTAGCCTTTGGTATTACAGACGATGAATTGCGTCCATCCCTAGAGCGCTTAGCGCGTTCTACAGGCGACCTACAAAGAGCCCAAGAATTACAGACTATTGCCATCGATGTCGCCGCAGGTAGTGGCAAGTCACTCGAAGCTGTAACCAACGCAATGGCACGAGCCGCCGAAGGCAATACCGCGTCGCTCGGACGCCTAGGCATCGGTCTATCTAAGACTGAACTAGCAACCATGAGCATGGAGCAGATTACTGCCAAACTCGCTAGCACCTTTGAAGGCCAAGCCTCAGCTAAGGCCGATACTTTTCAAGGAAAGATGGATCGCCTTAAGATCGCCTTTGATGAGGGTAAGGAAACGGTAGGCGCTTACATCCTCACCGCTATTACCCCTATGGTTGAAACCATCGTCAATAAGGTAATACCAGCAATCTCAGATTTTACTAACAACCTCGGCGAAAAATTAGCGCCAGTAATGAAGATCATTCAGCCAATCATCAATGGGGTTCGCTCAGCGTTCAACTCAGTCCGTAATGCCTTGGTGGACAATAACGAGCAACTTCAACCATTCTACGATTTTATGGTAGGTATTTACAATTTCGCTAAGGACTTCTTAGCACCTATCATTGGCAAGACTTTAGGCCTAGCGTTTAAGGGACTTGGTAACTTTATCGCTGGGGCAATAGATATCTTTGCAGACTTCGTATCAACTTTGAGCAATATCTATAACCGAATTGTCGGCATTATTAATGCTATCAAGAGCGCGGCGTCAGCCGTTTCTGGATTCTTTGGCGGAAGCAGTAGCACGACTACATCCTCATCCTCTACTAGTTCAGTCCCTAGAATTACAAGCGCCCCGAGCCTGCCTAAGGTGACGGTTCCATCAAGTCAGATGAACATTACGGTAAACGGCGCGATTGATCCAGAAGGTACTGCGCGAACAATCGTCAGCGTCCTCAACAACTCAGCCGCTCGAGGTACTTTGGGCGCGGCAGGATTCTCTAATCGATGACCGCCTATACTCCAAGTTTTAAGGTACTTATAGACGGCGTAGAACTAACCGATGTAACGGTAGCCGATTTCATCATTACCTCTGGCCGTACCGATATCTATCAGCAACCCGTTGCCGGATATTGCCAGTTGCAACTGTTAAACCTTGATAACTCAGCCTATGACTTCAACGTAGGATCAGGTCTTGCCGTAGAAGTAACCAACTCAGTCGGCGCTTATATCCCCATCTTTGGTGGCTTGATCTCGGACTTTACAATTACGGTTAATGCCGCAGGGGAACTTGGTTACACGACCGTAGGCAGCATTACTGCCCTAGGAACTTTATCGAAATTACCAAAGAACATTACGGAGGGCATTCTTTCTCAGGACTTCGATGGGGATCAGATTTACGCACTTCTTTCAGATTTCCTATTAGGTCGATGGAATGAATTATCTCCTATTGAAACTTGGGCGGCATATCCTTCTACTCAAACTTGGGCAAACGCTGCCAACTTTGGTCTAGGCGAAATTGATCAGCCAGGCGTTTATGAGCTGATTTCTAGATCGTCGAACGATACTGACCTTTACTCATTATGCAGCGCTATTGCTACTTCAGCGCTCGGAGTCATATACGAGGATGGAAGCGGCAACATCGGGTATGCAGACGCTACTCATCGCCAGGACTATCTAGCCAATAACGGTTATACGACTTTAGATGCCAACCATGCCAATGGCGTGGGTCTTGCAATATCTACTCGTGCCGGTGATCTTCGTAACTCATTCACGATCACTTACGACAATAACGCCAACCAAAGTTATACGGCCGTCGATCTGGAAAGCCAGGCGCTTTACGGAGTATATGCCGAATCTTATACCTCTCGCATCAAGAACACAAACGATGCTGAGGACTTAGCCGATCGATACATCGCATTACGCGCTAACCCTTCTGCCAAGTTCCAAAACATTACATTCGTCTTAGGTAACCCAGAAATCGATGACGCAGATCGAGATGCCCTAATTAACATATTCCTAGGCCAACCAGTCTGGGTGCAGAATCTTCCAATTAATATCTCAGATGGCCAGTTCCAAGGGTTTATTGAGGGTTGGACATTCAGAGCAAGCCTTAATAATCTTACGGTAACATTTAACGCTTCTCCTATAAACTTCAGCCAAATTGCGGTAAAATGGGAGCAAGTAAACGCGGCAGAAACATGGAACACTCTTAACCCTAGCCTAACCTGGCTAACAGCGATCGGAGCAGTAGCGTAATGGCAACAACAACCAACTTTGGCTGGGAGACCCCAGACGATACAGACTTCGTTAAGGATGGCGCGGCAGCTATGCGCACCCTTGGCAACTCCATCGATACATCATTGCTCGATCTCAAGGGCGGCACTACTGGCCAGATTCTATCCAAGGCCAGCGCAACCGATCTCGATTACACATGGATTACTAACGACGTTGGCGACATAACAGCCGTCGTTGCCGGTACTGGACTATCTGGTGGAGGTACGACTGGATCAGTTACTTTAGATATTGATTCAACAGTTACAACTCTTACTGGCACTCAGACACTAACAAATAAAACTTTAACTTCTCCAGTCCTAACTACGCCAAGCATTAGCAACATCGATGCCAAGGGCGATCTTTTGGCTGGTACGGCCGATGACACAATCTCACGACTCGCAGTCGGTACAAATGGACACGTATTGACCGCCGACAGTGCTGAAACAACTGGCATGAAATGGGCACTACCATCCGCAGGTAAAATATTGCAGGTCGTGAACGTAATGA